AGATGCAACATCATTATTCCAAACGACAGTTAGAGCGGATGACGATTTCGCATTTAACATTCCAGAAGATGGTGTGTTATTTAGAAATGGTTTAAATGTAACTGCTATCACAAATTGTACTGCCACTTTAATGATTGATAAGTAGGAGGCTCCATGGCTAACACTACTTCGGGTACAGCGGTTTTTGATAAGAATTTTTCTATCGATGAAGTTATAGAAGAAGCTTATGAAAGAATTGGCCAGCAACCAATGTCTGGTCAAGAAATGAAATCGGCTAGACGATCATTAAATATTTTATTTCAAGAATGGGCTAATCGAGGTTTACATTATTGGGAAGTCGGTAATAATTCTATTACCCTTGTTGATGGTCAATCTGAATATACGATGTATCGATCAACATCAGATGGCACATCTGATGCCACAGCTATCTATGGTGTAGATGATGTTTTAGAAGCGGTTTATAGAAACTCGTCTTCTGTTGATTTTCCATTGACTAAAATTTCTAGATCTGAGTATCAAGCTTTATCGAATAAAACGGATGAAGGAACACCAACACAATATTTTGTACAACGATTTATTGATAAAGTTACGATAACGTTGTATCTTACCCCTGGAAGTACAGAAGCAGGAAATTTTATAAATTTTTATTATGTTAAAAGAATTGATGATGTGGGCGCTTATACTAATGCTGCTGATGTTCCTTATCGTTTTGTTCCCTGCATGTGTTCTGGTCTTGCTTATCATTTGTCTGTTAAATTTGCCCCACAACGAACACAAGAATTAAAATTATTATACGAAGATGAATTCCAAAGAGCTTTGGCGGAAGACGGGTCGTCATCAAGTTCTTACATAACCCCGAAAACTTATTATCCAAGTGTCTAATACAGCTTCAGGAAAATATGCAAAATTTATATCTGACCGATCAGGTATGGAATTTCCTTATAAAGAAATGGTTAGAGAATGGAATGGTGCAAGAGTTCATATATCTGAATTTGAAGCCAAACATCCACAACTTGAACCCAAACCTCATACCGCAGATCCACAAGGTTTAAGAAATGCAAGACCGGCAAGAACAGAACCTCAAACGGATCCATTATTACCATCTAATCCTTTTATTATTACATCAGGAAATTCTACAATTAATGTTTATGAACCTTCACATGGAAGAACAACGGGTAATACTGTTGTGTTTAGAAATGTTGATGGAAGCCCTGGAGGATTAGCTTATACAGTGTTTGAAAATGCTTCAGGATTTAGTATAACCGTAACAGGTACGGATAATTATACTTTCAATTTAGGAAGTACACCAACGGTATCAGGAAGATTTGGAGGAGCATTAGTGACCGCAGGTCCAGCTACATTAACACCATGACTTATGCAGAACTAGTACAAAAAATTAGAGATTACACTGAAGTTGATGCAAATGTATTAACGTCTACCATTATTGATGGATTTATTGAAGACGCAGAATGGAGAATCCAAAGAGATGTTGATGCAGATTATCAAAGACAATACCAAACCGCTAATTTACTTGCGAATCAAAAGTTTATTAATTTACCTCAAGAATACAATATTGTAAGATCCATACAAATATTTACATCGACTGATACTTCTTTATCTGGAGATCGAGAATTTTTAGAAAAAAGAGATACCAGTTTTATCTCAGAATATAATAATACCAATGCAACAGGATTTCCTAGATACTATGCAAACTGGTATGAAGATACCATAGCCTTTGCCCCGATTCCCGATAATACTTATTCAATTCAAGTAAATTATATCTTGAAACCACCTCAATTATCGGCTAGTAATACACAATCATACTTAAGTAAGTATTTTCCCAACGGACTTTTGTATGCATGCCTCGTAGAAGCATTTAGTTTTTTAAAAGGCCCAGCAGATATGCTGCAACTTTACGAACAAAAATATCAAGCGGCTATACAAGGCTTTACAATTGAACAAATGGGAAGAAGAAGACGAGACGAATACCAAGGTGGTGTTCCTCGTTTAGCAAAACAAGGATAAGGAGAAAACATGGCTATAACACAAGCAATTGCAAATTCTTTCAAAAAAGAATTGTTGGAAGGCCAACATGAATTCCAATTTGGAGGAGATGTATTTAAACTTGCTTTGTATACTTCTACTGCAACTTTAAACTCAGCAACAACTTCTTTTACAACAACTGGACAAGTTGGAAATAGTGGATCTTATGCTTCAGGTGGTGGAACATTAGTACAACCGAATCCAAGTACATCCGTTTCATCAGGTGTTGCGATTGTTGATTTTGAAAATATTTCATTCACAACAGCAACGATTACCGCAAGAGGTGCATTAATTTACAATACTTCTAATTCTAATACAGCGGTTGCGGCTTTAGATTTTACAACAGACAAAGTTAGTACAGACGGAACTTTCACAATTATTTTCCCGGCATTCACTTCATCATCAGCGATATTAAGAATCTCCGGCTAACAAGGAGGTTTTAAGTGGCAGCATGGAATGGTAATTATGCTTGGGGAGCAGGCACTTGGGGTATTGGTCGAATCGACGTATCCGTTGATGTCACTGGACAATCTCTTTCTGTTAATCTCGATAATGTTAGTGTTCAAGTTGCTATCAATGTTGGTGTTACAGGAGAATTACTATCCGCAAATTTAAATAATGTATCAGTTACTGCTGATGCCAATGTTAATGTCACCGGTCAATCTTTATCTGCAAACTTAGATGATGTTACCGTTACCACCGATGTTGATGTTAATGTTTTAGGTCAACTCTTATCTGCAAGTTTAGATAATGTTACCGTTACAGGAACAGCGAATGTTGATCTTACAGGTCAAGAATTAACCGTTCAAGAAAATGCTCCAGATGTCACAGCCGATGCAAATGTTAATATTACCGGTGAACTCTTATCGGCGAATCTAAATAGTGTAACCGCGATTGCTGATGTTGATGTTCAAGTCACAGGTCAAGATTTAACCGTTCAAGATAATGTTCCTGATGTTACAGGAGATGCTAATGTTAATCTAACGGGACAAGGATTAACGATTGCAGAAGGTAATGTGAGTGTTACTGCAGGTGCTAGCGCAACAGTAACAGGTCAAGAACTTACTATCCAAGAAAATAGTGTGGATGTGGAAGGAAATGCAGATGTTACTTTAACAGGACTTGAATTAACGGCAGCAGCTGGAGACTTAGATACCGTTAACTGGACCTCCATAAATACAGGAACTCAGGCAACGTATACCGATGTGAATACAGGAACGACGAGTAATTGGGTTGATGTGGATACCGGTTCAAGCACATCATGGAAAAACGTCGCTTGACACTGATATTCAAATTGAATAATATTAAGCCATTTTAGGAATATAAATTATGCCAAATACAACATCAGACAATTTAAAATTAACCGTACAAGCCACTGGAGAAAATTCAGGAACTTGGGGTCAAATTACAAATACCAACTTACTTATTTTAGAACAAGCTATCGGTGGATATGATTCAGTTGCCTTAAATGCGACAACCGGTGCAACCTTAGCATTTACCAATGGTGCTTTATCAAACGGTAAAAATAAAGTTATTAAATTAACAGGAACCATCACAGCCAATGTGAATGTGGTGATTCCAGACAGTATTGAAAAAACCTACATTATTGAAAACGCAACAAGTGGAGCTTTTACGGTGACCGTAAAAACAAGCTCTGGAACAGGGCCTACTTTTGCAGCCACAGATAAAACAATAAAACTTGTATATTCTGATGGAACTGATATTGTAGAGTACAGTAATAATTTATCAGGTGTTGCCAGCAACGGATTCGCGGTTGCCATGGCAATTGCCCTTTAGGAGAATAAAATATGGCACAAGATTTTACAAGATATAGCGCAGAAGCAACGAACAGTGCAGTAACGGTATTTACAGCAGATTCCAATGATGCTGTGATTGGAGTCAGAGTCACCAATACAACAGCGGCAGCGATTGCGATCGATGTTTGGGTTTCAGTAACAGGATCAACGGACAGATAC